TCACTGCATAAGGAAAAAACTGATTTTCTTCCAAAAAAACTATTTCCAATATTTCACTTTTGGACATTTTTAAAAATGTCCAATTCTGAAAATTCGTTTCGACTTTTTTTGAGAAGTTGACAACAATATATATATTCAAAGAACTTAAAGAGCGCATATATAAATTATAATTTAACTAGAAATATTTTAAACCACTTGTTATTTGTATTACATCGGAAAAATAAAGAAAAAACATAGAATATAGTAATAAATAATTGATTGTTATTATTATTAATTATAATAGTAATATATAAATGTGTGAATTACGCAGTACTATAGGCAGTATGAATACAGTTCGTCTAACATCATTTGAATTCAATAGCAGTAATGGGGAAGAATCATATATTGATTCAAAAAAGAGACCGAACTGTTTACATATACTGGGTAGCGCAATTATAATGTGTTGTGTTGTAATAATATTATGTGTATTATTAATATAATATAAATATATATATCTTGATTATATAAGATATGCAAAAAAATCCTGATTTTCTTGCACATGCATTATTAGATAGTGATGACGAAAACATTATAAGCGAATGTAATAAACTGAACCGAAATGAAATAGATGCAAACAGTAATTTTTGTGTAAAATACGAAAAACATATTTATTGTTTTTTTATATTTATAATCATAGTTGTCATTGTTTTATTTGTTCTTGCGAATAGTTAAAACAATGATAATATAGAGATATTATTTCAATATTATATATATGATGTTATATATGGACGACGATACAGGAAAAATAAATGAAATAGAATATATTTCACAAGAAAATGTAGTACCTGAAGAATCCGAAATCCCATATGTCTATGGAAGTTATAATGATGTAAAGGACCAAATAAACAATGTATATGATTTTATGAACAAAATCAATGAAGATCCATTTCAAGAAGAATTTAATAAAATCATTGAAGATCAAAATGCCGAAGAGAATTCAAAACCATTTATTTTAAACTATATACCGAGTTGGATATATGACATATATTGTAATATATACAATGGGGTCGAAGAATATTATGGATTGTAAAATATATCATAAAATATATTAAGTATATTTACATAGCAATACATATATATTACTATGTATGATAATTATCCAATAATAGAAGGAGAATGTAGTATTATAGATAATCCAATGTTAGGAAACAATGTGACTATTGATAAAAATGATGAGGTATCTGATTACAATTTATTAGAGGAGGGATTAAATGAAGAAATAGAAATAAAACATTATTGTTGTGATAATAAGAAAGGAGTATATTATTCGCCGTTTTTTTACTATTAATTGTATATTTAATTGTTATTATAACTATTTTATAGAATTATAACTTATCATAACAAACAGCAAATGCTATCATTATAGAAAATAGGGCAAAGCCAATTATGGTAATTATAGTTGTAGGATCCATTATACTATTACGAATTTATATTTTTATATAAATTTCAGATTTACAATTTTTATATTTTTTAAAAATGTCTCATTTGTTGTCTTTGAAAAATCCATTTTTTCTCCAAATCTAACATTAAACCCTTGTAATCCGTGACGCGATTTTCTATATCACTATAACTTTCAACTTGTATTACAGTGATTGGTACTATCATATACCATTGATGTATTTGTTGAAGACGTTTCCAATATACATCCAATGCAAACATCCTTTTATTTTGGGGGTCTTTTATTAAATTTGTTGCACTTTCGCGAAAATTTGTAATAAGTGTATCCAAATAGTGTTTTTTTACAATATATCCAGTTGTGGTTTGACAATTACCAATTTTAATCGCAAAATCTTCTATAGTTTGATAAGGAGGGCAATTATTTCCACCAATAATAATGACATCCCAATTAATATGCATATCTATAAATCGCTGTAAATTCGTTTTCAATAAATCCGGATTCAAAAAAGTAATGTCATCTTCACATATGAAAACGTGCTCGTAATCTCGCTCTTTTGCCAATTCCAAACATTTTATATGACTCATAGTGCATCCAATTGCACCATCTTTTGTTTCTACTGCATTAAAACGTTCTCCGTTTATATTCATTTTTTCTAATTGGGTTGTCACATGTTCCAGACGATCTTTTCGCTTTTCCAAATTTATAAATAAACAATTGTTTAAATAATTCATATAGTTATAATTATGAATTATTTTTTAAATCTATTTTTGATGTTCGTTTATATTTATTACACGATCCATATATGGCAATATTTTCTTATCGTGAGTAATAATAATTAACGTTTTATTTTTGCACTCTGTTAATATCATATTCATTACCTTTTCTCCAGTATGTTCATCTAAACTAGCCAAAGGTTCATCAAATATAACAATATTTCCACTGCGACAAATACCACGGACAAGCATTGTTACTTTTTGCATTCCACCAGATAGTTGTCCACCATTGACACCCACGTCATTATGTATTCCTTTTTCTAATTTTGAAAATACACTAGTCAACTTGTATTTTTCTAGTAAAGCCGTAATTTCCTTTTCTGATTTATTATTTGCGTATTTCATATTAAATACAACATCACCATTAAACATTGCTGTACGTTGGTTGACATAATTCACTTGATCGCGCAAATCTTTTTTACTTATTTTACTTATATCTTGAGAACCTACAATAACAGAGCCACTGTTTGGTTTATGTAATCCAACCAATATACGCATCAATGTCGTTTTTCCTGAACCCGCACGCCCCACAACACCGACTTTCTCATTATGGTTGATTTTAATGTTTAAATTATCGAAAATATAATTATCCTGTGATTCGTCGTATTTGTATTTTAAATTCTTAATAACAATACTATTGTCTTTGAATTTTACTTGTTGTTTTTTAAGGTCAGTGTATTTGAATATTTCATCCAAATATTCACGATGACTGGTCAAAATACCAATGCGATAACTTAACATGAATATTATACCCCAATTTAAATTGTGCATCGAAGTCATAAATTTACCAAGTGTCAACATATATGTAATCATATTGCTTACATTAATGCGATTTGTAATCAACATATTGTATAAAATAAACAAACAAAATGCATATGTTAATATTGTAAATGCGTGTATAATAGATGAACACGTCGATTCAGTGGTTATTATATCTTTCATCATTTTTGCATTTTTCTTTTCCAAATCATCATTATTCTCTATTACATTTGACCCTTCGTTGTTCGTGACAATGTTCATCATATTATGCATTTTATCCTGAATACTTTCAGACAATTCTTCGGTGAAGAACTTCTCACGTTTTCGTGTTAGTTCCATTATATGTTCACTTGAGTACATCGAACCGAGTACTATTATTAAAGTAGACATTATTAATGTAATGGACAATTCCGGAACATTATAACTCAAATATAAAACAATAACGAGCGAACTCGATATATATGGAAAAAATTGCCCAATACAGTATTGAAAAACATCGCGTAAACTTCGCGTCAATTCCAGCACTTTTGACATATATTCTCCCATTTTGACATCCTTATATTCTTCTTGGTTCTTATTGACAGTTCCTTCAAATATCAAAGTCCTTAAATATTTTAAATATCCCGGACTTAATTCGGATTCCAACAAACTTTTAAAATGATCACCTAATAAAACAATAATATAAATACCAACTATAGATATCATAATACCCGGTGTGTTTAATTTTTTTATATTATCAATAATATTATATGGATTACCATATGTAGATTTGTCTTTAATTGTATCATATAATTTACCAAATAAATTGGGTATTATTAAATCTTCCATTGGATACATAAATAACAAAATAGACAAATAACAAATAAATGAAACATAATTTTGTTTTATAAAGTCAAATAAAATTTTATCCCAAAACATTTTTTTTTATTAATATATGTATACAAATATATTAATACACGCTTAAAAAATTATATTTTTTCTATTGTATTTTCTAACACTTCATTTGCAATGTTTTTGATAAATTCGCTCTTCATGTCTTGAATATTTTTTTGCATTTCTGCTATGTCATTTTGCATCTTTTCTATGGTTTGTTTCATTCGCTTATTTTCTTCTATTAATGGATTTGTAACGCCAATATTACTTTCATATTGTGTTTGGCGTGCATTGAAATCGTCCATTGTAACACTGTTTTCCTTTTTTTCAGTAAAATCGATGTTCTTGGGTTGCTGTGGTTCCAGTAATGAATAGTACTCCTTTTGACGCTCCTCATAACTATTTAATGTAGTGTTTTCAGTTTCTTGTGGTCGAGTATCTTGTGTACCAACGTGTTGTGCTTCCGTTTCATAGACCGGGACAGTTTTCTCATTTTCTAATGCTTCCGAATAATGAATGTTTTTTATACTTTGTATCATATATTGTATTACCGTTGTATTCATTTGTTTTAACTGAATCATATTAAATGGTTCTCGATTATTTATGTGAAAATTTTCTATAATATTTCGGAACCAGTTTTGCATTTCTTCTTGGTTATTAAAGCAAGTAGCGAAATTTTTGCTTTTGTTTATTAAATTCCATAACATTTGTTGATTATCAACAGATGTAAACAATGACATTTATTTTTTATACTTACGACGCGTTTTGTTTTTATATATTTTTTTCCCTTTTGTCTTTTTTCCTCCTTTTTTGATATCTTTTGTTGTGCCTTCTGATTTAAATTTAAAAACACTTCCTATATTATCAATACTTTTTTCCGCTTGATTTGATTGTTTTTTCATATGTCCAGTCGTCTCATCGCTTATTTGCTTGAATAAATTGTATAAATAAACATCTACTGTGTCTACTGTATTATATGGTAAATTAGGATTACTTATAAATGCAGTGTTCCACAATAAATTACCCTTTGAATTTTGTGCATATCCAGGTCCTTTACTCGAAGGAAGAGTATACCCTTTTAATGCTATTCCATTTTCAAGTGCTTCCTTTTTTTCACTTTCTTGTTGTTGTTTTTTTTGTTGTTCTTGTTGTTGTTCTAATTTAATTTGTTTTTTTAGTTCTGGGGCGAGTGATGCCTCTCCATCTATAAATCCTGGTAGCAGTGGCGGTGGTGGCGGTGCCACTGTTGATGCCACTGGTGGTGGTGGTAGTGGTGCCGCATTCAGTTTAAATAATTCATTAAGATCCCCAAAAGATTTATCAGCAAAGGTAGTTTTAGTTTTTTGAGATTGGGAACTGATTTTGGTTGTAATCTTATCAATGCTATTTGTATCATATAATTTTTTTAATATTTCTTCAATGTCATCAAAATAACTGTCATTTTCAATTCTACCAAAAAATTTTTTACCAAAATTTTCATATTGCTCACTTAAAACTTTTTTTAAATATAAAAAATTTTCTAGCGTGTCCCTTAATTTATATATCAAATCTGAATCATTTGCATTGTTCTGTATTTTTTGAAAAGTCATTTTTTCTGGTTTTTTATTTTTATTTATAATCGTCCATTTTATATTGTGATTCAAATCAAGTTCTGGTTGATTTTTTTTAATTTGTGTTGAAATACTAATGAGTTTCTCTAATATTTCTTTTGTTTCACTATCAGCTGTAAAATAATGATTACTTAATTGTTCTGCATTATCTAATTGGTTTTTAATTAATTCTAAAAATTTCATGGTCTTTAAATTTTTTTTATTTCTAGTCCGTTTTTCATCTTCATCGATCTCTTTTTGTAACTGTTCTGCGTATTCATTATATTGATACCTACTGTCTATGATTTTTAATATTTTATCTTTAGGCCTACCGGGAGTAATTATTTTTTGATTAACGTTGTCTATAACTTGTTTTTTTATTTCTATTGGTTCATTATAATTATTATTATCTAAATGAAGTAATAAAAATATAATATATTTCAAATTTTCTAATGCTTTTGCTTTATCTTTATCGGATGCTCCTCCTTTTGTTTTCATTATATATTTAATATATAATGACATTTTAAATAAAATATTTATATCGCAATTTAAATACTAATTCATCTTCCACGCGTTTTTTCAAAAAATGGTGCTTTATTTTTCCAATATTCACTTTTTTATTATTGATTTTTTCAGTAAGTAAAGTGATTATAAAATACAAACTATACATTCCGCATTCAGTATCTGATTGTTGATGTTGAAATTTATTAATAATTGTTTGGAAAATGATTGGTTTTTTTAATGATTTACCATCATCCTTTATTTTATTGATCATTTTTACTATTTGTCTATTTGGAGGTACACCATTACTGTCAAAATAAAATATGAATTTTTCTTTTATGTTTACAAATAATGAGACCCAATGTGTTCCTGGACCACTATGTTTATCTAAATTAAATATTATACCTATTTTGGAATATTTTTTCTTTATCATTTCATCTAAAATAAAATTACACAATTCCTCTGTAACGCATTTATCATTACCTAAAAACGATGATTCTTTATAATCATAATCAATGGGTGTAGGTCCGATAAATTTGAAACATTTGTATGCATCTTCATATTGATTTAAAACGTTTAATATGTCCTCATTCGATAGCCACGTATTTGGATCATCTTTCCATTCATTTGGGCGGTCAGGTGGGAATAACTTGCGTTTTATTTTCGCTTTCATAACCGGGTCTTTAATACTATTTAACCAACACAACTCACTTTTGCAGGTATTAAATTTATTTTTCAACTCTTCCCATACTTCTGTCGGTTTTGACGCTTGTATTTTATTTTCTGGATTATGTTTGTTAAATTTATTCTTTATTTCTTCTACAACTTCGGGGGTCATACAACTTTTATTTTTAACTGTTTTACCCCTTACAGCTGGATTACATGTTTTAAATTTAAATGTTTTTCCCATAATACTTATATTATAATGGGAAAATATTTATTTGTAAATATATAAAAATAATTATATATAATAGTATATAATGCTACGCAGAATTAGTCAAATCTTACCCAACTATACTCAAGTAATGACAAAAATAAAAATATCAACATCTTCATTTTTTCCGTATAATTTTGTATTTTTTGACAATAATAAAAAAGTACAATTAGGTCGATGGGGGAATCATTGCGACCAAAAAACAAATATTAAAGCTGATTATAGTAATGTTGACCATTGTGGTCCGTGTGGTTTAGACAAAATCAAAAATATTAAGTAATTTTTGTGACTTTTTCACCTCCCCATAATGATCCTTGCATATTTTCAAATATAGTATCCGCCTCATCATCCTGATTATATGGATTTTCATTACGCTCTTCTTCGCACTTATTAAAATCGTTTTTTTCTTGCACTTCTAACATTTCCCAATGTTTGTAAATAGATTTTACAAATACATTAAACGTATCTATCATTTCGTTACTACAATCTTCTGCATCATTATTTATGATGTTTTCCACAATGGTTATTATTTTCGATTCATTTTCTTTCATTTTTGTTTGTTTGTTATATACCGTGTCTTCTTTTTGACTCATTATTTTTTGGTAACTTTTATTGTTTAACAAATACTGTAATGTCAAATTATCCATATTGTCTTCCATATGGATAATAAAAATATATTATTTCGACGATTTAACCTAATGTACGCAATTCACGGTCGATTCCCCTTTCATATTTTTCTAAAAGAGTCCGTATAAATTCATTCGAAAATTCATCTTGATATGCTCCTTGTTTGCGCAATGTTTTGCGCAATTGACGTTCTTTATTCAATAATTCCGCCTTCTTTGTGTTTTGTTGTTTTAACTTATGTTTAAAATAACGCTTTTTATCGGCAGTAAACATTTTTATTTTCTTTAATGTTTTTCGCCGTTTTTCGATTAAATGTTTTACTTCTTTTCGAGTATCCTTTTTGTTAATTTTGATTAGATTTTTATTAACTTGTTGCTGTTGTTTAATATTTGTTTTGAGAACATTTTTCTCCAATTCATTGAAATCTTCTTTTAACATATTCTTTATTTTCTTCACGTTTTCTTTATGAGCAATTATTTTATATTCCAAACGTACACGTAAATCTTCAATATTCATATTATATTTATTAATGCGACGCTCATATTCAATAATTTTGGGGTGGGATTTCAATTGTTCCTTTAAATCGGACATAATTTTCCCCCTTTTCCCACATTTTTGACGTATACTATAATATGGACTATTTTTAAACAATATAAATTCATCTTCATCCATTTCCATATTTGTCTTTATTTGTAAAAATATATCTTTTTTCATTTCTTTGGAGAACTTAATTTTGTCTTTTAAGTTCTCGATGTTTCTCTTGATTTCATTTTGTTTTCTTTTTATTTCACCCAACAAGGATTTAATATTTCGCTTTACGATTCCTTTACATTGTTTCTTTAAACGTTTACTATCCAAGTCCGCACATTTATCGTGTAAATGAGAAAACATGTGTTTATTTGCTTCCATTAATTCATTTGTAAACTTCGAATTCTCGTTTTGAATTTCTTGCTCTATATTTGCAATACTTTCCAAAATATCGTCGCGATTAAATATTTTATCAAACTGTTTGAGTTTTTCCATATTTTTCACCAAAGGTACGTAATTCACTTTTACTTTTGGTTGAGCAAACTGTCGCGCATCTTTTTCTCGATTCAAATAACTAATATGTCCTGTTATATGTTGAATGAACTTTTGCTTACCTTGTTTTGTAAAATTACCATTTTCGTTTAAAAACAAGGGTTCAAATTTGGGATATACAACAGGTAATTGTTGACTCGGTAATTTACATAAATTCACCAATTCTATCATTTCCAGTGGGTTCTCCACAATTGGTGTAGCACTCATTAATAATAATTTTACACTATCGATTCCTGAAACACTGTATGAATGCATTACTTTCTTATGTAATATACTTGTGTCCGGTTTTTCTAAGGCGGATAAATCACTACCACCAAATAATTTATGTGCTTCGTCTATAATGAGCAATGTTTTACGAAGAGGGTCCAATTTACCATTGATATTTACAAGAGACGTGTAAAATGCATTTTTCTCCAACAATAAATTACTGAATTGTTTATATGACATGGGTTTAATTTTCCACGACTTTGAAAGCAATTTCATTCTTTTCTTCTCTTCTGTCGGCATAACAAAATCGTCTTTTTGTAACATCTCCATAATTGGGGCGTGACACGATTTATCAAATACATTTTTCCACATATCATTTTTCAATGTGGTGCGCGTGACCCATAATATGGTGTAATTTTCCATTTCAAAACTGGATGATGCCGCAGCAATAGCGGTACACGTCTTACCCGTTCCTACACTATGATGCAAAATCAAACCTTTTTCTTCACTATATGGTGTAAAATACGATTTAATGAATTTTTGGGTTGGATTTAAATCTATATATTTACTGTCCGGCATATTTTCACACTGGTTCTCCATTTTTACTGGATCCCACGTAAAATGCCCGTATTTTTTCATTATGGATGTTTGAAATGCCTGATGCTTTGACCCACCCTTCATTATTGAAAAATCGTGAATATTGCGTGTTAACTCCTTGTCAACCGCAGAATCAATGCAAATGGTTTCCAATTCTTCCTGAAATGTGTTTAATTTGTAATTCAGATTCATTGAATCCAAAATAAGAGAAGACATATTTGTGTGACCTTTAAAATAACCTTGTAATTGCTCGGGTATTTCCAAATCATATATAAACACATCCAAGGGCCAACCATTTATTGGATGAAATTCCAATCCTTTTTGACCACAAGTACGTGTGGCACGACCAATAATCTGCTTTTGTTCACTATAAAAAGTAGACGGTTCGAAAATATGAACGTATTTTACATCAAATAAATCAATACCTTCTTTGAAACCACTATCCATTATCATAAAACGTATTTGAGAACCTTGCACGTTGTTATCACGGTCATTAAAACGCGCCAACATATTTTTTCGTGCACTTACACTTATTTTTTGGTCATAAACAGTCGTGGAACACAATAAATAAAAGTTGTTGTTTTTGGTTTGCTCTAATGTAGATGCGTTTTTAAATACAAGAGGACCATATTTAACAACATCTTCGCCTTTTTTATTTTTGACAGACATTTTAGAAGATGAAAATCCACAATTATAACCATTTGCAGTCATAAGAGAAGCAAGCATTTTAGCACCGTGTCCACTTGATTTAACATGACTGAAAATAAAGTGTTTAAATAGTTTCCCGTGTTTTTTCATATCGGCATCATCCAACATTTTGATTTTATTTATAAGAGCTTCACCTTTTGGAGAACTAAAAGGTTGAACATTTAGAAGTTGAGAACCATCAAAAGCTTCATTATCAAATTTATATTGCTTTTCCATTTTTGTGAAATTTTGCTTTTTTTGGATACATTTTGCTTTATATTGAATATCCTGCTCTTCTAATATTAAATTTTCTAAATTTTCTATAAAACTATCTTTGCTCATATAATTATATATATTTATTATATAAAATGTCAAGTATCGGAATAACTAAATCTACATCAGGAAATCATAAAACTTCTTTTAGTGGTATTGCTCCTCGTCCAACAGGAAACTCGGGCAAAACATTAGAAGAAGTTAATACACGAAAAACTTTGCGTATGGTATGGACACCTACAAATACGCAAACTCAAAATTCTCCCCACAGAAGAGTTTTAAATTTAGGAAAACACGAAACGTCTTCGGGTAGCGATTACGCTCGTTACAAGCGTCAAAGTGCTACAATGAAAAATTATGATGATCTTAAAAATTAATTTAATATATCCGTTTTATATATTAAATTATGTTGCCTAAACAAAATGGATTAAATAATGCAATTACGACTGCCAAAAACGGTAGTCCAATGAAAGCTGGTGTTAGTGATGGTACTTCATCGTTTTCTCGAGGAAAAATGTTGTATACAAATGCCGTACATAGTAGCAATAATGTACCTATTGCGTCAAAAAAACACTTTGGTAGTCGTGATGCTTCTTCTATTACTGAGCGCCGAAAATATCAAGCACTCGGTAAATCCGTAGTAAATGCGACAGGTGAACCGATGTCTTTGATTTCCACTAAAAATGTCAATGACACAAAACAGGCACTTACACGTGTACGTGCGGGTGGTTATATGGTACCTCCAAAACAGAGTGGTTCAAAGGGGCGTATTTATGGATTACCGTAAAAATATATGACTTTATTATATAATGTACGAATATTTAGCTGAATTTATAGGTAGTGCCATCTTTGTTTATATTGTATTGGCCACCGGCAACCCATTAGCCATTGGTGGAACATTAGCGTTGGTGTTGTTATTAACACAGAAAATTTCGGGTGGACATATTAATCCAGCCATTTCAATTGTAATGGGCTCCATCGATAAATTACCCGTTTCTGAAATTATCCCTTATGCATTAAGCCAAGTGTTAGGTGGTTTAGTGGCATTGGAACTATACAAACGTTTTAAGTTACAATAAATAAATAGTATACATAATTATTTATTTATTTACCTAGTTTCATCATCTTGAAAACAATATATAAGCCAACAACACTTAAAGCACCTAAATAGATTTGCCCACTTGTGTGGTCTGTCAAATACTGTTTTAATATATTTTCTTCTTTTGTTTCTAGAGCAACTTCTTGTGCGTCTTCTTCGTTTTCATTATTTTTAGGTTTTTCTATTGCATAAAATGCCATATTTTCCATATTTTCAACGTCCTTTTGTATTAGCATTTCAAAATTGGGTTCTCCCATATTTACATAAGAACCAAGAGGATTTTCCGGAGTGGCAATTTTTGTTAAATCTAAAAGTGAAAGATTTTTTAATTTACGATCATCTGTTATTTTATTATTCTTTGTGTAAGATGTAAACATTATATACATATAATGATATTTTTAAAATAATATAAAATAAAAAATGCGTAATATATTAATGTGCGGAATATTCTCACTTCTTAACAATGATGATACTTTTTCGAGTGATTTTATATTAAAACAATTTAATAAAGGACATAAACGTGGTCCTGAATTTTCTAGTTTACAAAAAGAAATCTGTGATTTTATTTTGGGAT